AGTATATCAAAACTAGACACTTTGTCTAACCTTTCTTACAGTCTGTACAACTCCACCCGGCCAGAGTTCATTTATGGCTGGTACTGACACTCTATAAAACGCAAACCAGAGTAACCCGTAAGTTTAACTAAGCAACTTAATCGCGCACCAATCAGGCAGGGCGAAAGCCTCCTGGTAAAGCTATAGAGGACCGAGCAGATGAAAATCTGGCTCTATAGTGGATAGATAGGGTGTGGACTGTCACTGAGATCAGCGTGGCAGGGCATAAACAGCATAGCAAGGTGATGTTAAAAACATCTGTCCGGCAAGACGTAAAAAGGTTGCTGATAAGTGATTAAGCGAAGAACTGGCATAATAGATATTGAGATAGGGTGTGAATAGGGACTCATCACCGAACCTATCTGGTGACACCTATTCTTAAAAATTAGGAGAAGATTATGAATGATTTAATAAATGTAGCTTGTATTGAAGATAATGAGATCCCTGATGGTGTTAGCTGCTGTGATGATTGCGAATTTAACATGGTATATGGTTCGGCATCATTCATAGGTGCTCAAATTGGAAATGCTGGAGATCTTCGCTACTGTGAAAAAGGGTACTGGAAGGAAGAAGTTTGATTAATCTATCTATAGACCCTTATTGTCAAATTTAGGAGAGAGATATGAGCGAGATAGAGTACAAAACATACATTGGCGAAGATATTGACGTAGTGGTTCACTTTGAGATTGAGTCAGAAGAACCAATGACAGGCGATTGTCCAGGTTGTGCCGCAGAGCTTTTATTTAATGATATAGCTTTAGTTGATGGCAACAGCATCATGGATATTCTAAATGAAGAAACGCTAAATAAGCTTGAAATTGAATGCTTCGAACATGCTAATGAACTAGCTTATGACGCGTACTACTCTAGTTTCTATGGCTAATGTCTAATACCCATTCCACTAAAGACTAGCAATAATCAGAGAGAAGAAAGGAGAGAGATATGGCTAAGATAATTCAGATAATGCAAGGCGACGAAAATGACATATTAGGCCTTGGTGATGATGGTGTTGTGTATGTAGCTAGCAATGGAGCGTGGGAGGAATTCATGGAAGGATTACCCAGTAAGGATATCACGCCGCCTAAAACTACTATTGCCAGGCAGAAAAGGTTTAAGCCGCCTGTTATTGGTGATGTTCATATGTATATATTCAGACAGGGTATTAGCAACGCTCCAGCAAGAGAAGAATCAGAGAAGTTCTGTGACTTCTACGCATCAAAAGACTGGATGGTAGGAAAGAACAAAATGAAAGACTGGAAGGCAGCAGTGAGGAACTGGCTGAAAAACTACAAACCAACTACCGGCTTAGACATGAATAGCACAGCCTGGATTGACAATATGGGAGAAGTATTGTGAATAAGAAATCACACTATGAATTCTTTGATGAACTGCGGTCACTCATGGAAAAGCACGACGTCAACATAGAAATGAATGCAACCCATTGGGAACAAATAGAAGGCTTCAACTTCAACTTTGATGATGGTGGATTTTATTTCTGTGCATGCGGTTATGATCTCTATACCTTCGACCTAGACGAAATGCTAAAGGAGAGTTCTGATGATTAGAAAAGACATAATAGCCAGAGCTGAGCGGAACATAAGAGAAGCTAGGGAAGATCCACCACCAGTAAGCGGAGATCAAGACGCTGATTTTATAAATAAACTATTCAAGTCCCTATTCGCAGCTAAGCCAGGATGGAGGGCGAGTTATCCAGGACTAAGCGGACTGGAATTAGACAAGGCTGTAGAAGTAACCAAGAGATCATGGACTAAGGCTTTCTATGAAAACGGAATTAATAGTGATGAGCAGGTTAAGACGGCTATGCGACAGGCGCGCAAAGACCCTAACAAGTTCCTGCCAAGTGTGGGCGAGTTCATGGAGTGGACTAAACCTGACCCAAAGGAAATGGGGATTCCAACAGCTGAAGAGGCATGGCGTGAAGCAACTAGGTATTGTTTCCAATTCTCAACGTACTTGGGTTGGAGTCATGCAATAGTACCTAAAGCAAGCCGTGAGATGGGCCTATATGACCTTAAGCACATGAACGCGCGTGATTCTATACGTGAGTTCAAAAAAGCCTACAGCGCTGTCTTAGAGCGCCTGATGAAGGGTGAGGTAATAGAGATGCCAAAGGTTATTACCCATAAACCATATAGCAAGAAGACGAGAACTCAGCAGAACATTGCAGCGAAAGAGAAGGCAATAGCAGAGATGAGGAAGGGATTATGAACGAACAAGAATACATATCGAAGGTTGAAATAATAGAAGCCAATGCAAAAAAAGAGCATAAGTTATTAGCTATAGCTTATGCAAAAGACAATAGCGATATAGTTATTGGGGATGTTGTTACTGATCATATTGGCAGCGTCCGAGTGGAGAAAATTGCATATGAAAACTCATATCTGAACGGTCGAATGCTGCCGCAATGTGTATATTTTGGGATTAGGTTAACGCAGAAAGGTGATGAATTCAAAAATGGTAAAACTCGCTGGGTACATCAATACAATCTAAAGATTAATGAGTCTGATTACACCATCGTCTAATAACCAACCCCAGCACCACCTGATAAAGTAACAGTCAAGAATAAGGAGAGTAAGTATGAGTAAAAAATACAGAATGGCAGATGTGTTTGATGGAAAGCAGAGTTGTATAACAGTAACTCGCATAAATGCTCTAAACGATACAAGGTCAGAAGCGGCGGCCCACGCCATCAACACCCACGACGCTATGCAGGACAGGATTGCAGAGCTGGAGCAAGAGTTAGGTTTGACTTTGATAGCGCTAGACAATAAATCAACATTGCTGGATTCGTGCGAAAAAGCGCTTAGTGATCGAGACTTGAAGATTGAAACCATAAAGCAAGAGCGCGACCAGCTGAAATCTCAGAATGTTGAGTTGTTGGGATGCTTGATAGAACGTGATGGTGGTGACCATGATATGGATTGCAAAGTCCAAATACGGTCATGTGACTGCGGCCATTTTGATGTTATGCAACTAATTAACAAGTCCCCCGCAGCCTGCCTATCTGATATCCAGGCTAAGGCGATAGAGGAAGTAGCTGGTATATTCCACGACGGAGAGTATCGGAATCATAGAGTCATAGATATTTTGATTAAAGAAGCCAACCGCATACGCAAGCCATTGGTTACTAAACTACGCCAGCAATCAACCATATCAGAGAAAGGGTGAAGACGATGAAATGGGAAGATCTAAGCACAGAGACATTAGATGTAATGGAAGAAATGGGCAATTTTGGACCTACAACAAACCCTTCACAAAAGCTGATAAAGGGTTATATCGGTGAAGATCAAGAAGGGCAGTCTTACATGGACTGCCTAGACTTAAGGAGCCATGCTAGGGCGCTGAATGAGGTTGCTGACTGGCTAGATAAACGCTTTAAAGATGAAGGAGTTAGGCGATGAGTTTCATCCTATACAGATGGGTAGCATTTCTATTCATGGCGTGTGATGTAATGACGGAGGATTGATGAGCTACCTAAGAAACCAAATAATACTGTACACGGTGATGTTTTACGTATGGCTAGCGGGATTAGAAATTAGTTTATGGCTGAGGTGAGATATGAAGATTTTAATATTAGTACTCACTCTTTTAACGGGCTGCACTACATCAAGCAATCTAATATTAGGCGTGAACATGTATTGCGAGTTAACAGATCAGGAAAAGGCCAATATAGAACACACGATCAAGATAGGGATATATCCGAACAAGGGGGCAATTCGATGCGTAGACTAATGGATAAGATGCTTACTCAAATTTGTTTTTGGACAATGATGGCATCAATGGCAGGTATTGCATTCTTAGCGCATTTTATACTTTGGGAAACCTGGGGGCCGTAGATATGGATAATTATCTAAGAAGGTTAGCTGAAAAAGGAAGCCTTGCGAGCGGATATAATACAGAGGCTGTAGCGTTAGGGTTAGAGGATAGAAAGAGACAGAATGCCATGAACGCATATCTTGGAAAATTTAAGGAGAGAGAGATGGATGATTTAGAGAGATTGGCGAGAGATCTGCACAAGTGGCCAGAAAATGCATTAGCAGCAGTAGAGTTATTGAAAGGTACAGGGTTCTATCTTCGGGACGGTTTTGTTTTAAATCCGGTGAGAGAGCTATCAGTAACCAAATATGAATGGCAAGCCAAGCGAGACGAGTTATCAGGCCAGCCGAAAGAATGGATTAATGATTGGGCGCGGTGGAGAGCACAAGATAAAGATGGTAAATGGTTTGAATTCAATAAAAAACCACTATGTCAAGCAGTTGTAAACAAATGGACTAATGATTCTGTTGATGATGTTAGTAAAGTATCAGAAGGCGAAGTCTTAAGCGACTGGCGCGAAACATTAGAGAAGAGAGTAATGGAAGATAAAGAAGAGTGGATGGTAGATGTTGAATGCGATCAGCTATTCAAACCAGAGTGGGTAGATGGGTTGCCGCCGGTTGGAGTTAAGTGTGAATGGACGATATCAGAAGGCAGTGAATATTGGCAAGAGTGCGAGATAAAGGGCTACTACAAAGAACAGATGTGGATGGATGATGGAACGCTAGAAGGTGAAGATCTAACATGCCACATTAGTTACCTCAAGTTCCGCCCCATCAAATCAAACAAAGAAAAAGCTATAGAGGAGATGATTGATATTATTAATGATAATCTTACAGCCGGTGGAATAGCTGTGGCACTTTATAGTGAAGGCTACCGTAAAACAGAGGCGTGAGTATGAAATGGTTTAAATGCTACATGATACTAAACATATCAGTTTTTTTCATAGCTATGGTTATAGGCATGGCAACAGCATAAGCGCCAACTGGGGGATGGCGTAAGCGAGGTGATTTATGAGATTTCTAACTTACGCAGCATTCACGCTGTATATGGTGATAGTGGTAGACATAGCGTCTGCCGAAGAGTTACAGATAATGGGTATCAGTGAGAGAGACGCACTTGTAGCAGCCGGATTTGAAGGCGATAAATTAGACCAGGAGAATGTTTGTAGCAATAACAACAACGGAAACCTTCCCAATAGGCTTTGCCACATATGGATTGGCGAGATAGCTAACGAGCTCACAGGCTCAAAATGGTCTGGGTTCGCTCTACTTATAGCAAAGGAATTAACCGATGATAATGTGAGTTTAGACGATATATGGATTGGTCCGATATCATTGAACAGGAAAGGGGAGATAAGATTGGTAATTAGCCCGAGATTGGATTTTATTATCTCTTTCAGCAAAGACTTCTGATATACTGATAACTCAGATAGACGCTCCCTGGGGGTGATAAATCTTGCTGGTAGGTAAGCTACTAGAGCCACGTTGTGAAACGCCGCTCAATCAATCTAAGCCTGATGAGTCCATAGGGACGAAATACGAAAGTATCGCTTAGGCCTATTAGACCGGTTGTGAATAGGACAATGCCCGCGCTTTGCTGTAAGTGCATTCCAAGAGTGTATTTACAGCAAAGACTGCTAACGCGGGTTTGTATGGCAGATACGAAGCCGGTCAACTAATTTCATCATGTCTTTCTCCGAGACACAAAAGGGCTTAACCGCCCTTTTTTATTAGCTGAAAATACATGTTATACTTAAGTATCATCAACCTATCGGTCTAGCTATGTCTTCAGCCATCAGATCTACTATACGCAGTACGATAAGAAGCACTATAAGGCCGGTCATACGTGTATTCATACCGCGTCCATTATTCTTTATGCCGCTTATCTCTGACCTGTCTATCCCTATTGGTACAGGGCCATCTACGTTTACTGGGGCAACTGAAAAGCGGTACGAGGCGATAGATACTGGCCTGATAACGGTTGCTGCTATTGATGAGGCTGCATTCGAGACTAACGGCATATTGATTGAGGGTGCTAGTACTAACCTGCTGCTTAGGAGTGAGGAGTTTGATAATGCTGCTTGGAGTAAAGTTAATTTAGTAGTTACTTCAAATACTGATGCATCCCCTGATGGGACTACTACAGCAGATACATTTACATTCGATGGAACAAACAATGCCAGAGCGCAGCAAACAGCTACAACCAATACAGGGACTTCAAATACATTCAATGTTTATTTAAAAGGGACAGTGGGAGAAACTGTAACTATTGAATTAGGCACATCTGCAAAAGAAATAACGCTAACTGCTGATTTTGTTAGGTACTCAGTAAATAACCCAAGTGTTGGCACTAGTGAAATAATAAGAATTATTGACAGATCAGATTCTGCTTTAGTCTTTCAAGCATGGGGCGCTCAGTTAGAAGAACTACCATTCGCCTCCTCTTACATTAAAACAGTAGCAAGTACAGTAACAAGGGCACTAGGTGATAGCTCGGTGCCTGCGTCTAATATTCCGGCACCGACAGATAATTATACAATCCGTACGGTAGTCGATGTATTGGGGCTTGATTCCAGTAAAAGCCAGATTCTATTCAATGTAGATGGAGAGACAACTAGGCGGTTAGCTATAAATACCACAACAGGAATTATTGAAGCTACTCACGGGGCGGCTACTTCAGTCTCTACAACAGCTATCACGCCGGGAACTCCAATGGAGATTACATTTACAGTGGGTGATACAAACCAAACCCTGTATATTGATAAGGTTCAAGAAGATCAAGATACAAAAGGAACCGTAACAGGCACAGCCACAAGGATATCTCTAGGTAATAACGCAGGCGCTGATCAAGTGTTTGCTAATTTCAAACCTGTTCAGATTTTCGATGAAGAACTTACGGATTCTCAGCAGGCCGCGCTATGATTAACGCATGGATAGCCCTAAGAGGTGATGTTTACCCTTTCATTCAGGCATCGCTTAATGTGGGAGAACCCATTAGTCCTGTCAAAGAACGAGAATACAAAATATTCAAGGCTATGCATGATCGTGTAGTAGTGCAGAATATGTTTAAGATTCCTACCATTGGCGGTAATGCCTATTATGCTTACTCCATATACTTCAAAAGCAACGTAGCAAGTGTAGCTAAGACAGAGTTGGATTACTTGGCAACTGAATACCCGTCACAGTTCTTTATACTCGGGGCATGGATGAAAGACGGTAGGCAGGCAGGGATTAAGAAGGACGGGGCAGGAACACCAATCTACCCTATTCACGCTAACGCCTGGAGGATTATGCCTGATGTGATCGTTCATGATGAAGATGGCACCGTGGTAAGCACAACACCAGCCACTTCTAACGCTGACTTACGGGATATAAACCTATTAGCAGGACAAGAACCTAGAAACTTCAACGTGTGATACACTTACACAAACAAACTTAGGCAGGATAGATAATGTCAAAACTTACATTTGTACTTACAGCTGATGGCCAAACAGATCCTGAGTTTGTGGGTGTTGGTGATGTTCATGTTCATGCTATAGGAACTTTTGGTTCTGGTACTCTTACTCTTGAAGAGAAACAGCCTGATGGATTATTTGATCCGGTTATTGATTCAGCTAAGCAAGCAGATACTGATTATATTCATGACGCTGCTAATGATGACGAAGGCGGTGTTTTTAGATTTGATCTATCTGGAGCAACAGCGCCAACCGTTACAATTACAGTGAGCGGCAAAGTTCGCACGGTTAGAGCTGACGTATAATGGCAACCATCACTATCAAGATTCCACCTGCTCTTGTTGATCTGAGGTTTAGTTCAAGTAAAGACCCTTCAGACGTATTTGATTACGATATGGACTTCACACAGCTATTACAGTCTGATGGCATAGCATCACAAACAGTTACAGGTAAGAATCTTACAATCGACTCCAGTAGCTTCTCAGGCAAGATAGTGACGTTCTTTGTATCTGCTGGCCTAGATGGGAACATTGGAGTTGTAACGGTTAAGATAGTGACCACAAACGCAACGCCCAGGACTTATGAGCGTTCATTCAAAGTAGATGTAAGGGAAAAATGATGTATAAGCGATACATGGTCTTTGATTGGTCCGATTATGACAATGTCGGGCCGTTTGATTGTGTTTATGGAAGTTTTGACTCAATAGACAAGGCAAAGGACTTTAGCTCATCACTTGGCGATAGATACGAAAGTAACTCATGTGTATTTGATAGGGTAGAAGGCAAAGTAATAGCAAATTATGAAAATGAAGAAAAAGACTAAAAATAGGAAATAATCATGCCACATAAAAGCAACTCAGGTAATAAGAACAATCGACGCAGGAAAGGATCTGTTTCAGTTACTGTTAAGATTACTCCACCTAAGAAGCGGAAGACTAAAGGTAAGAAGTGATGCCTAAAGGTAGAGGGTTAGGTTTAGGCGAAGAGGTTAAATTGGGCGGGAATTATGCGAGAGGCAAGCGCTATAGTCAGATTTATAAAATATATACAGACTATGATTGGCCTCACCTTAGAGATTGGATGATGGCTAGATCATGGAAACGCCACAGAAAAACACAGTATAAGGTAATTTAAAATGAAGCTGCTTAATGATTACGAAGGTATCTAAGTGAAGTCAGGACAGACAAGAGCCAACAAAGTCAGGGAGACAAAAAGAGCAGAGATAATAGAGTCTCTAAAGGCTCGGGGGCTTATCCAGAAAGTCCTTGATACTGTTGACGATCTAGCAAACCCTGATAAAAAGATGGATAGTGTCATGGTTCAACGCCTTAGAGCAGCAACAGATACTAGGATGGCATTGATTAAAAAGTATCTTCCAGACGTTAAGCAGACAGAGCTTGTAGGTGAAGAAGGCGGACCAGTGGAAACCGTCCAAAGAGTGGAGCGTGTCGTTGTCGACGCTAAAGATACCAACAGCTAGAGTATTCAAGCCTCTGCTTGAGCCTTCACGCTACAAGGGAGCATGGGGTGGCCGTGGCTCTGGGAAGTCTCACTTCTTTGCTGAAAAGATGCTAGATGATTGCCTTTATGAAAAAGGGCTTTTGTGCGTTTGTATCCGAGAGATTCAGAAGTCTTTGAAATACTCATCTAAGAAATTGATAGAGAAGAAGCTAGTTGATTTGCGTCTAGGTGAAACAGACGGATTTAAGATATTTAAAGAAGCAATTCAAACGCCTGGTGATGGCATTATCATCTTCCAAGGAATGCAGGACCATACAGCTGATTCAATTAAGTCGTTAGAGGGCTTCAAGAGAGCTTGGGCCGAGGAGTCACAAACGCTTTCTTCAACGTCGCTAACAATGTTACGTCCGACAATACGCAGTGAGGGATCTGAATTATGGTTCAGCTGGAATCCTCGCCGCAAGAATGATCCAGTCGATGTGATGCTTAGGCAAGGAACATTGCCAACAGGCGCGGTCGTAGTTAAAGCTAACTGGATTGATAATCCTTGGTTCCCAGCAGAGTTGAAACAAGAGAGAATGGATTGTTTAAGAGATGAGCCTGACGATTATGATCATGTTTGGGATGGCGGCTATCAGAAAATCAACAAAGGCGCTTATTATGCTGGCCGCATAACGGAAGCTAGAGCAGATGGCCGGATAGGAAGAGTGCCACCTGATCCTCTTATGACTATCCGACTGTTTGCTGATATTGGTGGAACTGGGGCAAAGGCAGATAACTTTGTATTCTGGGTTGCTCAGTTTATAGGGCTTGAGATTCGAGCTATCAATCATTATGAGGTGCAAGGTCAGGATTTAGCGGCACACTTGGCATGGCTTAGGTCGCAAGGTTATACGCCAGATAGAGCGCAGATATGGCTTCCTCATGACGGCTCAACAAACGATAGAGTATTTGATGTATCATATGAGAGTGCGTTTAAAGCAGCTGGGTATGAAGTTACAGTAGTGCCGAACCAAGGCAAAGGCGCAGCATCAGCAAGAGTAGAAGAGGGTAGACGGTTGTTTCCGTCTGTGTGGTTTGATGAAGATAAGTGTGGCCCAGGGTTAGATGCTTTAGGTTGGTATCACGAAAAATGGGATGAAGCCAGAGACATAGGCTTAGGTCCAGAGCATGATTGGTCTAGCCACAGCTCAGACGCTTATGGCTTAATGTGTGTTGTTCATGCTCCACCAGACAACAGTGAGCCGTTACAGATACCACAAAGCACCGGAGGATGGATGAGTGCCTGATAAAATGAATCGGTTAAAACAGTGTCCGTTTTGTGCGGTGAAAATACTAAACGTGTTAGATGATCATAATAAGCATAAAGTTAATTGCTGGATTGCCCTAATGATATTTGCGATTGGGTTCGATTTAAAACCAGAAGATATTGAAGATGAATTAACTAAAGCATGGAATGGCCGGGCGGAGGGTAAATAAGTGCCTGAGATATCAAAGAAGAAGATTAGCGACGAAGAGAAAAATAAGATCATTAAGGGCTTCATGGAAGACTTTGACCTGTCCTTTACTTCTGAGAGTCGCAACCGTATAGATATGGTGGACGATCTACGCTTTGCCGCACTTGATCAATGGCCGCGTGATATCCAGATAGAGCGTAAGGATCGACCAATGCTTACCCTGGATCACATTGGGCAGTCGGTCCGTAAGATACTTGGTAATATCCGCATCAATATGCCATCTATTAAGATTGATCCTGTTGACGATGGAGCGGACAAAGAAACAGCTGATGTATTAGAGGACTTGACCAGGCAGATAGAACAGTCATCTAATGCCCGTAATGCTTACATCAATGCAGCTAAGACGCAGGTGAAATGCGGTTATGGTGTGTGGAGAGTTAATACCATAGTAAACCAGGATGATATATTCGATCAAGATATTGTAATCCTCCCACTAAAGAACCCATTCACTGCTTACTATGATCCTGATGCTATTCAGCCACAGAAACAAGATGGCCGGTTTTGGATTATTAGCGAAACGCTATCCAAGAAACAATTTGAATCACAATTCCCAGATGTTGAAGTTCCTCTTGGTATTCCTCGCCAGGGCATAGGTGAAACACAGACACGCTGGTATGACTCTGACTCAGTGCGAATTGGCGAGTATTTTGTTAAGAGCAAAAAGACGCGGAACATTACCCAGCTATCTAATGGCATTGTAGTGAATACTGACGACATAACAGATGATGATATTGCTCTGTATCAGGCACAAGGTGTAACGCCCGTTAAGGATCGTGACGTTGAGATGGACGTGATTGATTGGTATAAGCTAACAGCGTTTGAGATACTTGAACACATTGAATGGCCATCTAAGCTTTTCCCTATTATCCCGGTATTTGGCGAGGAAGAGAACATTGAAGGCGAGACGTTCATCAGAGGTATTGTAAGGGCCGCTAAAGACCCTCAGCGCATGTACAACTATTGGAATAGCGCAGCGGCTGAGACTATCGCATTACAGCCTAAAGCTCCATTCCTAGTTACGAAAGACCAGATTAAGAACTACAAGCCATTTTGGGAGCGCGCCAACACTGATAACCTTCCTTATCTGCCTTATGAGCCTGATGGGAAAGCTCCACCACCTCAACGCTTAGCACCACCAACGATGCAAAGCGGTCTACTACAGCAAGCAGCTATAAGCGCTAATGATATCCAGCAGGCAACAGGTGTATTTGAAGCAAGCACAGGAGCGTTACCAGAGCAGCGTTCGGGCCGTGCAGTTGTTGCTCTTCAGCAAGAGGCAGACTTAGGCCAATCGTTGTTCATGGACAACCTAGCAGGCGCAATTGAACATACAGGCCGGGTAGTTCTAGACTTAATCCCTAAATACTACGATACGCAGAGGGTAATTCGTCTACGTGGTGAGGACTCCGGAACTCGATTCGTTGAGATTAACAAGCCGATTCTTACACCTGACGGCCTAAAGATTCAGAATGATCTGACCCGAGGTAAGTATGATGTTCGTGTAGGTGTTGGCCCATCGTTCAGGACTAGACGTATTGAAGCGGCAGCATCGATGGTTGAGCTTGCCAGGGTATTCCCGCAAGTACTTCAGGTTGCTGGTGATCTAGTGGCTAAGAACCTTGATTGGCCCGGTGCTGACGAGATGGCAGAGCGTTTGCGTAAGCTGTTACCTCCAGGTATAGCGGAAGAGGAAGAGCTGACTCCAGAGCAACAGCAAGCCATTGCACAACAACAGCAACAACAACAGCAGATGCAGCAACAGGCTATACAGTTGGAATTTGCAGACAAACAGGCTAACATAGACAATACGATAGCCGATACAGCCACTAAACAGGCAAAAGCGGTTAATACTTTCAGCGAAACAGAACAAAACGACGTGGAAAACGCAGTTCAGCTAGCCGAATTGGCTGCGGCACAAGGAAACACAGCGGCGCTACAGTTGGCCTTGGCTGATGTAGTGCGGTTAGTAAGTAATGCTGGGCAACCACAACAACCGGGAGTTACACAATGAAAGTTACAGATAACAAAATCGGATCAGGAAGCGGTGATTCACCTGCTTCAACAGAAGGTTTTAAGCGACCACTTGCGCCATCTGAGTATTGCCAACTTATTATGTCTGGCCTTACAGAAGATGATATTAAACGACTGATGAAAGAAGGTTTAATTGGATAAAATGCTGGGCAACCACCTCCTACTGTTGGGACTCAGCAGGTTTAAATTCGTGGAGACGAACTCATGAAAAGTGAACTAATTAAAAACATGGAACAGGACTTGCGAGAAATCGCTAGGAAGTTTTCTCTTAAAATGGTTGCTGATATAGAAGCAAAAAAAGCTAAAGGTGAGCCGTTAACTCCAACTGAAATACTAATTTTAGGTGTGAAGGAGACGAACTCATGAAAGGCGACACAACAGATCTTAAAGTAATAAAAGAAATCGTTGACAGGTTAGCACTAGATATAGAAAAGGGCGCTTTAGAAGCGTTAGAAACAATGACTGTTGAAGAATTTTTAGAAGTAAAGACGGATTTTTACAAAAAACATGACCAAGTGAAGTTCTACCCTGCTATTGAGGTGGAATCATGAGTAAAGAAAATAAGTTAATGACCATCGATGAAGCTGAAAAGGCTTGCAGAGAGAGTATAGAGAAGATGGTTGAGGCATACTGGGAAAAAATGGGGGCGACTTTTGATAAAGGACTAGATGGTTATATAGATGAAAAAGGCGCAAGCATTAAAGACAAAGATGAATTTACATTTTACGAGGCTGATTGTACTGGCCCCGAAAGAAGCAACCCCACTAGCGGGGAACGCTAGGAACAATTCGTGAGGACGTTACCTTGAGTGAAGAAGATCTATCAGGCGAGATTCAAAACACGCCTAGCCATGATGAAAACGCGGTCCCATCAACCGCACCGGTAGCTGAAACAAAGCCAGAAGGCCAAGTAGAAGCAGACGCAACCGACCAGACCGAAACTCCTAAAAAGGATAATCGGTTCCAAAAGCGTATTAATCAACTTACGCAAAAGAGTCACGACAAAGATTTACGTATTCAGGACTTAGAGGCAAGGCTTGGAAAAGTCGAAGCGATTAAACCTGAAGTTAAACCTGAAGTTAGGGTTGCTCCTTCTGAGGATGATTTTGATACTCAGGAGGGTTATCACCAAGCAAATGCACAATATTACGCAGATGTTTCAGGTGATGCAGCTCAAGCTAGGGTTACGCAGCAGAATCAAGATAATTCTGAGGCAACTAAGCAAACGCAACGAATCAAAGAGTTAAACGATAAGAAGGCAGTATTCGAGAAAAACCTCGAAGGGAAACGCGCCAACTTTGAAGACTTCGAGACAGTTGCATACGACCATAGTTTCATGGATCAAGATTTAGCAGAGCAAATCTTTGAAATGGAAAAGGGGCCGGAAGTTGCTTATCACCTTGGATCAAATCTTGATGAAGCGTCTCGTATTTTTGCATTGACTCCTGTACAGAGAGCGCGTGAGTTGACGAAACTGGAATTCCAGGTTGAAGCGCTTAAGCCGAAAGTGGTTAGTGATGCGCCAGACCCGATTAACCCATTGGGTAACTCGGAAACGGTACAAACTGACCCTGATAAAATGAATGCGGATGAGTGGCGAGCCTGGAGGAATAAACAAGTACATGGCTAATAGGATTAACACTCATGGCTAACACACTATTAACACCAACGGCGGTGACGCGGGAAGCATTGCGCATCCTTCACCAGAAGTTGAACTTTATCGGTAATATCAACCGACAATACGATAGCTCTTTCGCTGTTGAAGGCGCTAAGATTGGCGAAACCTTAACTATTCGTTTGCCTAATGAATATACTGTTCGTACAGGTCGGACGATTGCGGTTCAGGATACAACTGAAAATAGCGTAGTCTTAACACTGGCAACTCAAAAAGGTGTAGATGTTGAATTCAGCTCAGCTGACTTAACTCTAAGCCTGGATGATTTCAGTAAGCGTATTCTTGATCCAATGATGACCGTCTTGGCGGCTAACGTTGAATCTGATGCTCTTAGCATGTTCCAGGACGTATTTAACCAAGAAAACAACGTAGGCTCAGCTTCAACCTTCAGAAATCTTTTGAATGGTCGTAAGAAGCTTGTTGACAACTTGGCAGGTGCTACAAGGCTTAAGACTAACCTTGATACGCAAACTAACGTGGACATGGTAGATGTTCTCAAAGGTCTGTTCCAAGATTCGGCTAATATTTCGGAACAATATCTTGAGGGTCAGTTGGGTCGTACTACTGGTTTTGACTTCTTCGAGAATACTCTCATGCCTCGGCATATCACTGGTTCTGATGACGGTACTGGTGATTATCTAACCGATGATGCGACAGCTCAGACTGGTACTAGCATTACTGTTGATACTGGCACAGGAACTCTGCTTAAGGGTGATATATTCACCATCGCAGGCGTTAACCGCGTACATCCTGAGACTAGGGTTGATACTGGGCAGCTTCAACAGTTCGTAGTAACTACTAGCACTAGTGCTTCTACCACTACTATCAACCTAGACCCTGAGATTATCGCTACCGGCGCTCGTCAGAACGTGACTAACGGTGCAGCTAACAACCAAGCTATCACTAAGGTTGGTGGTGCTTCTGCGACTCACGACATCTCTCTGGGTTACGCTCCAGACGCATTTACTTTTGTAACTGCTGATTTGCGTATGCCTCGTGGTGTTGATTTCGCAGCCCGTGAAGTAATGGATGGTCTATCTATGCGTATTATCAGTGATTACGACATCACCAACGACACGTTCCCAACTCGTATCGATATCTTGTACGGATTCAAGACTATACGTCCTCAACTCGCTGTACGATTCGCGAATAACTAGGAGTATATCTCATGGCTCTAACACAAGTAGGTAAAAATAGTACGGAAGGCGCGGTAATGCCGGGTCAGCACCAAGAAGTAATTCAAAGTGTGGGCGCTACTCGCGTCTTATTGGCAGAGGAATC